GGCTTTTCTTTTAATAGTAAACGTCTATTTGTTTTGTATTGGGTTTGGCTTCTTGCCGTTTGGTTTAGTGTGCGTTTTGTTAGCTGGCTTTGGTTATGGGTTTGTTTATGTTTAGGCATTAGGCGCTTCGCTTGCTAGCGCGCGCTGACGCGCTTGCTTTCGGATAGTGGTTACTTATGCAGGTTGACGGGCTAAGCCAAGTTGTTTGGTTCGTTACGTTCATACTTTGTTTGTCTGTGTAAACCATAATGCAGATAAGCCCCCCGCTGCTTTGCCTCGTGCAGCACCCATAACTTTATTCATTAGCCAGACCCTGTATTACTACAGCGCCTTCTACCCGCGTTGCCGCGTATCACCCAACCGCCGTGCTACCGGCTTAGGTCTATGCCCGTAATTAGTTTTCTAATTCGCCTGTTGCTTGTAACGCAGTTATTACCTTTGATATGTCTTGTTTAGTTAAATCGTTTGTGCTGTTAATCGTGCGGCCCAAAACATTACAGCAATACTCTTTAAGCTCGTCGCCTTTAATACCTTTACCATTAGCTAAACCGCGCATCATACCCAGCTGCTTACTAGACGGGTAAGCCTTTGCAGGGCCTTCTTCTGGGAAAGGTACTTCAACATCATTTATAGGCGTTACAGACGCTAAACGGGCTGTAGGTTGCCTGCTTTGCGCTGCTTCTACCTCATCACGGCTAGCAATAGCTTTGTTACCCGAAAAGCCCGCAAAAGCCAAACAACGGCCCAGCGCCGAAGTAAATCCGACTTCGTTCTCGCTGTTTTTTGTATATGGGGTTCGGCCGGGGTACAGTTCGCAAGCTGACGCTATAACTGGTAACGGGTCGCTGGGGTCGCGCCATACCGTAACCGTGCAACGAATAAAACAGCTTTTATCTGGCATTTCAATGACTTCACGGTTTGTTTCTTGTATCCGTAAATCTGGGTACTTTTCAAAAGCCATTTGCAAACGTGTAGCTACATCTACATAGTTATCTAAACTAAAGCCCATTACGCAACCGCCTTTAATTGTCTAAACGTTAAAAGTTCGTCAGTAGCTGGCAACATATCTATAGGCCATAACTGGCTTTGTGGCATAGCAAAACACGGCCAGCGCAGCGCAGTATCCCAATTACCTTGGCGTTCGTTACAACGCGCAAGCGTTGAATACCCGCGAATAGTTGCCCGTAAAATATTTTGCTCAATAGTTACCAATATGTAACGCCCCGGCTTATCGCCGCCTATGTCGTGCGCGCGCTGTTCTGTTGGGTGCGTCAATAAACGCCCATTTGCATAATAAGTTGTGCGAACTTCATACCCTAAAACGTCATTACGTTTAGGGTCATAACCTAAATAGCTGTAATCAAAACCAAAATAGTTAGCTACGGCCTGTTCACCTAAAGCCCCACAAAAACTAACCGCGTAGGCCTGTTCTGGGTTCATATCGTATTTACTGTTTTTAAAATTAAGTTTCTCGCCGGCTTCTAACTGCAATTCAATAACTTTTAAACAGTTTTCGTAATCGGCTTGGCTTAATTGAATAACCGGCTGGCCCAGTTCGTTAAATTCCATTAGCGGCCAGCCTTTCCAAACGTGCGTTTTCGCTTTGTAAATGCTGCACTTGGCCACGCAAATCTTTTACAACAGCCAACAAATATTGAAGCTCAATAATTGCAGACTTTAAATCTTGCACTAAATCGCCGTCATCAAAAACGTATTCACTAACCCAATTCTGTAGGTTTCTAATATTTTTGTTAGTTACTACTGCGCTTGGGTCGCGTAAAGGTACGTTACGGTTTGAAATTTGGTTTATAACTTGCATAAGCGCTTTTAGTTGCGCTTTGTCTGCGTTAAATAGTTTTTGTTGGTCGTCGTTTACGTTTTCGTTCATTGTCTCGGTTCTTTCTGTTAGTGGGTTTAACGTACCATATCAAAGCCGTGTACGCAGTAAGTAGCAAAGCGATTATGAAGTGTTTTATATTGACCACGCGCGCCAACCTTCGCTATAACGGTAAATAGCTAGTGCACTACGCAAATTGGTTTCTAAATTAAATAGTTCGCTGCAGTCTTTAAGTAGGCCGTGCGCTTGTAAATAACCAGCAGGCCAGTATTGCGAAGGTTTGCACCAAAAATAGTTTATTTGCATTACGCCGGCTGAACCGCCGTTAGGGTCGTTTGGGTTAAATGCGTTTGCCGTACAGCGGCTTTCACGTTGGGCTACGGCTATTAGTTTGCTTAGTTCGTGGTCTGGCCAACCTATGTATTTAGCCATATTAAATACTTGCCCGCATAGGTCAATAGCAGGCGTTACAAGCGTCGTAGACGTCGTAGGCGCTGGTATGCCTATAGGTGCTTCGTATGCTTCGTAAACGCTTGTAAACGGCGTTTGTAAGTCGCTGGCTGTAGGTGCAGGCGGCGGCTTCAATATAAACAATGAAGTAATCGCTACTAACGCTGAAATAACAGCTTTGCTAAGAAGGGTCATATACGGCCTAACTTTCTCGGTAAGGGGTTAAACAAACCTTAACCTAAACGCTAAACGGTTTGTGGCATATCCTTAAAAACTTGCTGAAACGCTTGTTTTACAAGGTTTGCGTCATTAGCCATAGCTGGGGATATTTCAATGTGAAACCAGTCGCCGCCTGACCATTTGCCTTTAATCCAAGTACCCCTATCACATTTAAAACTTCTGTTTTCGTGATAGTCAATAACTAACTCTATTTGTAAAACGTCTGCATTTTCTAGCAGCTTATAAATAAACGGCATAGCAATTTTGCGCCCGTCTACTAAACCTTTATCCGTCATCTTTCTATAACTAAAATCGGTAGCCAGCCCGCGCGCGTGATTAGATAACTGGCCCGGCTTTGTCCGAATATCCCTAATTATAAAACTGCCATTATTCCAAAGCGAACCCATAGACCGTTTAACTACCTGCCTAATAAATTCGTCATTACCTGCCAGTGGGCCAGAAGCTACCGGCGCTTTAACAGCTGTATACGGTCTAGTCATTTTCGTCTAGATATTCGTTACGTTTGCTTTTAATACCGTTAGACGCAACCAAGCCAGATAAAGTGCCAGTTAAAAAAACTACGATAGTTGACATTAAATCTATAAAGGCTGCGTCGTTTGGGCTTTGTTCTATTGGCTGGCTTACAAACAATAGGCCGTAAACCATTCCTACGACAATGACGCTAAAAACTAAACCTAACAGTACGCCTACGGTAACGATTAGCCGCGCGTGTAGTTCGTCTGGGCTGTAGCGGTAGCGTTTCACGGCGTTATTCCGCAACGGTCTGGCACATAGCAAGTGTTTAACGCTGAATTTTTAACTTTTGATTTAACCGTAATTGTGTTGTCGCGTGTTGTTTCGCAAGCTGTAAGCATAAGTATTAACGCAAATAACCCGCAACGCATCGCATCGCTACTCAACTGGCGGTACAAATTCGCCGTACTCGCCTAACAACGGATTAAAAGTGTAAAAAATGCCTGCATAGCAACCACGAAAATTACCGTTGTAACTAGTCTGCAACCACAAACCTGCAAAACCTAATGACGCAATAAACGCTTGACCAATTGGTTCGCTTTCAGGAAATTCGCCGCCACCACAATCATCATTTGCCACAACAATAACTTCCTGTACCAAATCGTTTTCTAATTTTGCAAAGTGTGCCATTGTTAAACCTTAAACCTTACGTAAACAATTCCTGAACCGCCTGCACCGCCGTTTGTATTGCCACCAAGAGCGTTACCGCCACCGCCACCGCCTGAAGCCGTGTTCGCTGCTGCCGCTGTTCCGCTTACACCATTTGCGCCGCCTGCGCCACCGACTGACGAACCGCCTGCACCGCCTGTAACGCTTCCACCGCCGCCGCCGCCACCACACTTAAACAATGCGCTTGAACCAATAAATGCGCTTACGTCATAACCCGCACCGCCCGCACCCGCTGTTGAAGCCGTACCCGGGTTGCCAACTGCTGTTGCACCGCCACCGCCACCGCCACCGCGATTAGTTCCTGTTGAATTTGGGCCGTCACCACCTGCAAAACCGCTAACACTTGGCGCCATACTTACGCCACCCGTAAATGACTGTGAGCCACCACCACCCGAACCACCAAGACCGCCTTTAATAGTGGCTGAACCTGAACCGCCACCCGCAACCGACAACGCCCTAGCAGTATTGTCTAACGAACTTGAACTACCTGTATTGCCATTTGCTGACCCTGTTGTAACAGCACCGCCCGCACCGATTTGAATTGAAGTGTTTGCACTTAAATAGACTGTCGCCTGCAAAATTCCGCCCGCGCCGCCACCGCCTGCGCCGCATTCAACCGCTGAACCACTACCACCGCCGCCACCCGAACCGATTAACACATCAAACAAACCTGCTTTAGAAACGGTCAAAGTGCTAGACGAAGTAAAAGTCAACAGCGTGTAATTTTGACCGCCAACTGTAATGCTTGAAGACGAACCGCCAGTAGCCGTACCGTACGATACGCCACCACCTAAATTAAAAAAAGTAAAAGTTGACGCCGACAATGCAAGTAAATAGCCGCCCCCATATTGCGCCAAAGCAAGCGTGCCGCTTGTGTTAATAGTTACGCCTGCGCCTGCCGTTACTGTGCAAACGCCTGCACCTTTGTTAGCGATTTGGATAACATCACCAACCGTAAAAATACTGTTATTAACCGTAATCGTTGTAGCGCTTGCGTTATTCATCATTGTGCGTTTTGTTTCGTCGCCTGCAATCAACGTGTAAGACGCGGTTTTATCTGATATAGGTAAATTTTGTATGTCGTTTAATTGCTGCGCTGTTAAAACAGTTGAAGCTACAAACGGAAACGGCGTGGTCATAGTGTCCTTACTTTATCCTAAAACGTTGTCTGCGTCTAGTATGCCAAAAACAGCGTCATTTAAAATCAGTTCATAAACAATAGTTGTAGGGCTAGTAAACAGCAATATTTTATGGCCGTCGCCAATATTTAACGTATGTTCTACGCCTTCAATACTTAATTCTTGGGCTAGTTCTGTAGTGCCAGCGCCGCTAGTAAATGTTTTTTCTACCGTTATTGTGTCGCCTATATCTATTATGGCTACTGTGTCGCGCTGGGCTGTAGTCAACATATTTAAAGCCGTGCCTACAGACGTGTAGCGCGGTTCTGGTTCGCCTTCAAGTAGATAGCTGGCTAGGGTTGCGGCTGCTGTGTCGTTATGTAAAAGGCTGTTTGTAATGCTTTGGGTTTGTATAAAGTATTTGGCTTGGCTGGCTGCGTCGTCTGCTGTTTGCGGGTTATTGCTACCTAAAATTTGGACTACTGCACGGTTTACTACTTGGTCGGCTTCAAAACTAATGCCTAACTGGTTAAACACTATTGCTGTGCCGTCGTCGTGAAAGTCTGCTACAGACCCGCTAAGCGTATTTCCTACACGCGGTTGAAACGTTAGTAATCCGTCGCGCGACATAAATAGGCGGCCTTGTTCGGCGTCGTTTATTTCGGTGCAATAACTTAAAACGTTTGTACCCTGCGCGACCGTGAAAGCGGCCGCCCCGCCTAAGGTCTGGCTACCGGCAGTAATGGCACGTTGGGCTATCGGGAAGTTAACTTCTGGTAAGTCTAAAACGGCTGTAAGCCGGGCGCTAGTTAATTCTTCGCTTACGTTAAATTCATCTAAAACGGTTTGGCTTAATAAATAAAAATCATCTGCACAAAAAACCGTTACCGTATCTATGCCACCTAAAGCAAAATTGTAGTCATAATTAACTATGTAACCTTTAAAAAGATATTCGGTGTTATTCAAATCGTCGTATCGGACTAGCTCAACTTTACGCATAGGCGCTAAACCCGGCTGCGCTGTAGCTTCCGACCAGTAGGGCGAAAGTTCATCAAACGGGTTAAAAATACCTGACGTATCGCTAAGCGTAAATGACATAGTGCCAGTACCAAACTGGTCGCCTTGGTCGCGTCTGCCGCGCCTTACGTTTACGTTTACGCAACCTTCTAAAACGCCTGCAAAATTAGTAGTACCGTCTAAAACGTATTGCGTATTATTTAAAACACCTTGCGGGTTTTCGTCTAAAAGAAATGCGTCTTGAACAAAACCCGTATCTATAAACAATTCATAATTACCTGAACCTACAACAGCTACCCCAGCCATTAGGCAACCTGAAATTGTGAAGGCCCAGCCAAACGGTTATAAGCCAGCAAAGCATTATTGACCGCTACCGCTGTTTCTGCAGTCGTAGCCAAACCGCCCGTAACGTTAATAGTTACATTACCTAACGGCCTGCCTTTATCTGTAGGCGCACCTACTGGCAAAAGCGTAGGCATAGTAGGCGCTGTAAGGCTTGGCGTAGTTATATCTTGATTAAACCCTGCGCCAATACCTTTAACGTCAGCAAGGTTTAAATTTTTAGCACCTAAACGGGTTTGCGCTTTAGCTAAAGCTTCTTCAACGCCGCGTAAATATGCTTGTGCATTAGAAACGCCTGCCGCGTAAAAATTGTTTGCCGATACTTCGCCAATACGTTTAGCAATAGCGTTAACTTCTTCTACAAGTTTGTTAGCCCTAAATACGTTTTCACTAGACGCTAAAAGTTCTTTAGCTATTTGGCTACCGCTATCTATACCAGCGTCTATAACTTGTTGCAAAGCTTCACTACTTAAACCAGCTGCTAACAGTTGTTCAACTAGGCCAGCAAATTCTTTAGCTTTGTTTGCTTGTTTTTGTAGCGCACTAAAAAACGTTAAACCTGCGTCTTCGCCGCCTTCTTCAAATGCGTTACCAAAATTAAGCGCGTTAGTAATTACGTCGGAAACTGACTTACTAAAGTTGTCAAATTCTGTTTGCGCTGTTTTAAGTCGGTCTTTAGCAGCGTCTAAAGCGTCGCCCATTTCTTTATTAAGTGCAGCCGCTGCTTCTTTGGTTTGGTCTGCCATTTCTTTAAGTTTTTTGCTAGCGCCGCCTTTGCTACCGCCTGCGTTTTCGCCTAATAGTTCTGCCATATCTGCAGCCGCTTTAGCGTCTTCCGCTAATTTTTTAGCTGCAAAACTTGAATACCCAGAAGCGCTAGCCATATTGCCGATACCAGCCGTAAAACGTGTAAAGCTATTTTCTAGTGCGCCTATATCTATTAAATTGTCAAACGCTTTGCCCATAGTTTTAATAGCGTCTAAAGGCGAACCTGTAACAAACTGGAACGAAGCTTTGCTAACTAAAGCAAACTTGTAAATAGCGTTAGCGGCCCGTGCTGCGTTAACAGCCATAAATTTAAAGCCGTTAACTATTTGTGTACCGCTGCTACCCAATTCGTAAGCGGCTTGTTGCAAACCTTTTACAAAACCCTTTTCGCCAATAACCGTAGCGACCCGTTCAAATGCCGGTACTACGTTGTCATTAAGAAACGTTACAACGTCTAAAAATATAGGTAGAAATGCTTGGCCTAATTTCTGTTGTATATCGTCAAACGTTGCGCCTAAGATTTTTTGTTGCGCTGCTAGGCCGTCGCTGGTTCTAGCAAAGTCGCCTTGCGCGTCTGCAGTTTGTAAAAAGATTACGCGTTGCGCTGCTAAGACTTTTTGCTGCGCTGTTAGTGCTTTGTTGCCGCTATAGATACCTAATTCGGTTGCGGCTGCTTTTAGTGTTGCGTCATCTAATAGCACGCCGTATTTGCGTAACGGTTCGGCTTCGCCGCGAAGCGCTGAACCTAAAGCCGTTATAGCGTCATCTACAGAAGTGTTATTAAATGAAGCTAAATCAGCTGCAAGGGTTACAAGTTCTGTAGCAAAGTTGGATAAATCTTTACCGGCTAAACCTGCAGACTTTCCAAATATTGCAAACGTGCCAGCGGCTGCAAGCGCCGCCGTTTCGCTTATGCCTAAAGCCGTATTAGCTGTACGGGCAAACCCTTCAACTTCTTTAGATATTGCGCCAAAAACTACCGTATTTTTACTTATTGCTTCGTTAAAGTCTGAAGCGCTTTGAATAGCTTTATATGCAAAAACGCCTACAGCTGTTGCCGCGCCTGCGATAGCTGCGCCTGCAATTAACGTAGATTTTGCTAGCCCGCTAAAACCTTTATTAGCGTCAACGCCAAAAGCGCCTAAAGCTTTTTGTGCTGCGTTTAAACCTTTATCATCAAACGTGCTTACTATCGGTATGTTAATTGCCATAACGCACCTTTAATTTTTTGTTTAATACGTCTGCTACGTCGTCTACTATTTGTTTAACGGCGTATTGCACGCTATAGCGGTGCTGTTCTACTGCAGGGTCTATAGCGCGTGGCTGGTTGCCTACTTCTACGTTTAAGTTAGTTACAAACTGCCCTTTAGTTTTAATGCCAGCGTGGTCATAGATAGCGCCTGCTGCGTCTGTTTGCTGGGCCACCATAAGTTGGTAAGGCCTAGAAGCAAACGTAACGCTATGGCTTTCGCGCGGGTTAGTTTCCGCGTCAAACTTATCTTTAAATTGAACTGTGCCGCCCCTGCTAGCGCGCCTACCTACTTTAATTTTTAGACCAGCTTTAGCAGTTTTGTTATCCCAGTACACTTCGCGGCCTTTTATAAGTTTGCCGCGCACCATACCCGATAATGGCGGTACGTCGCCTATAAGTTTTCTAGCTGTGTTGATAATTGGCGTACCAGCGCCTTTAATGTCTTTAGTTACCTGCCGCCTATAAACTTTGTCAAACTTGTTTAACTCGGCAAGCGTTTTTTGTACGCCTTCAATTTGCATAGTTACTTTGCTAGACATACGTTTTATTTCTTTTGTTTAAAATTTCTATAACTGCGTAAACGTCGCCTAGTTCATACGGTACGTTGTTAGGCCAAAAACCAGTAGCTACCAGTATTTCGGCCATTACATACCTTAAGCTTCCGGGTCT